AGCAGTCAATCGTTCAACCGAAATGATGAAGGTATCAATTGCACGTGCAACCAATAGAGTGTTGGATGAATTACCAAAGATATTGGATGAGATGATTAAGAAAGACCCAAAGGGAGCAGTGGATATCGCATTGAAGATGTTAGAATTCCACATGCCAAAAATGAGTAGAGTTGAAATGAAAGCTGAGATAGAACAAAGAATTCAGCAGATTTCAGTAAACATAACACAAAAAAGTATAGATGAACCTGGAAGTTAATACAACAATCACATACCAACACCAAAATGATTCACCATCAAGAGTTACAATTCACTATGGTGGAACGAGAAGTGGAAAGACATATGCTTTAATTCAATGGATTATTGTAAAGTGTTTAGAAGGTAAAGAAGATGTGACAATAGTAAGAAAGACAATACCATCCCTAAAACGTACATTAATTAAAGACTTTAAGGATTTGATGATTGAGATGGGTATATGGAATGAAAACGATTTTAATATATCAGATAGAATATACAAGTTCTATACTGATTCAGAAATAAAGTTTGTATCAACTGACGATCCTGATAAATTGAGAGGATTAAAGAGTTCTATACTATGGTTAGATGAAGCGAATGAAATAGATGAGGAATCATTCTTTCAATTACAAATACGTTGTACAGGTCCTATTGTATTGAGTTTAAACCCTACTATCAGTCCACACCATTGGATTCGTTCATTAGAAAACACTACACAATACTTCACAACATTTAAGAATAACCCATACCTTAATAAAGAGTTAGTAGATGCAATCAAAGCATTAGAAAGAACAAATCCTAAAGCATGGAGAACTTATGGATTAGGTGAGTTCGTACAAAACGATAAAGCCGTATTCCAATTCAATGTAATAGATTGGATGCCTGATGATGCGGAGTTCCTTTGTATAGGAATAGATTTTGGATTTAGTAATGACCCAACTGCTATTGTATCAATATTCAAAAAGGATAGAGAAATCTATTTGGTTGAGAATTGTTATGAAAGAGGATTGGTAACAAACGATATTGCATCTAAACTACGCCAAATAGTTGGAGATAATCGTTGGGAAATATGGGCAGATAGTGCAGAACCAAGACTTATAGAAGAATTATACCGAATGGGATTCAATATTAGACCGGTAGTAAAAGGAAAGGATAGTATTAACTTTGGAATACAAGTACTACAAAACTATTCTATAAACATTCCTAAAGCATGTCAGAATTTAGTTAATGAATTCTATGGATATGAATGGGAAACTGATAGGTTCGGTAGACAACAAGATAGACCGGTTGATTTTAACAATCACCTTATAGATGCAGCCCGTTATGGTGCTATGATGAGATTATCACAAGTAGCAACTGCAAAAGGAAAATATGTAATTAGAGTACGATAAAATAAATAATATGAGTGAAGAATTAGATTTAGACAACTTAACAAAAGTAGATTTTATAGAAATGGCAAAATGGTGTCATCATTTAGAATCAGAAAACCGATTATTGATAGAACAATTAAGAGAAGCAAAAGCAGCAGTATTGGCAACTGTACAACAAAGAAATTCATTACATGCCAAACTACAAAACTTAATATCGGAGAGAATAAACACAATTGATGTATCAGCAATACAAACTGAAATTGTATCAAATGTAGATTTCACAAACCCTGAAATGTACGCAGTACCATCGGATAGAATATCAATAATAGAAAAAGCAGATAGAATATGAAAAAAGAAATAAAAGTAGAAGTACCACAAAGTTGGAAAGCAGTAACATTAGAAGATTATTTAAAACTGCGTAAAGATATGGAAACGTATAAGGATGATGATGAAGCATTAACTGCTTGTCTATTCCATCACTTATGCCACTTCCCATTGGAGTATCTACAACAAATGGATATCAACACTTACATAGCAATAAAGGCTGATGTTTTAAAATTCTTTAACAATACAAATTATCCATTACAAAGATTCATCACAATAGATGGAGTTAAATACGGCTTTGAACCAAATCTATCAGAGATGGCATATGGTGCGTATGTGGATATTTCAAAGTATGAGAACGTTGCTATTGATGATAAATGGGCTGAGATTATGAGTATCTTATATAGACCTGTTGTAAAGGAATCAGGTGCATTGTATGATATTAAAGCATACGATGGTAAAATATATCCTGAAAAGTTTAAGAATATCACAATGGATATACACTTCGGCACACTTTTTTTTTTGAGCAATTTATTAAAGGACTTATTGAACGCTACCCAGAAATCTTTGATGGAGGAATTAGCGGGGATGGACTTGCAGCCGAAGCTCAAGCAAATTTTGCTAGAAAATGGAAATCTTATTCATCAATTATCCAACTTGCACAAGGAGATATCACCAAAATAGATAAAGTAGTATTAGAACCATTGGAGAAATGTTTATTATATCTAGCATACGAAGCAGATAAATACCAAGTTGAAGAATTGGTACACAAAGCTGCGATGAGGAAAGCTGGAGTTAAGTAATCTCATACTTTTGTTTTATTAATTGTTAAATCAATAAACAATCCTATGAAACTGAAAACATCATACGTTCCTAAACCAAAATTTGAAGCAACTCCATCGTTGAGTTCTCCAAGAAAAGGAAGTAGAATGGGCTGTTTATGTAGAAATAAAAATACATACTCAACTAAATGTTGTGACAAAACAATTGGTGCACAGGGCATAGGATTAATCTATAAAAAATCATAAGATGCCAACACCAGCGTACAATCAAAATCAAAGAAAGAACTCAGGTGTTTACTTTGGAGCAACCAGAGGTAAAGCAACAGGAAGAAACAAACGTAGAGGATGTCTGTGTGTTGATACTGATATATACTCAACTGAATGTTGTGAAGGAGCATTGATAAACCAAACTATTGGACAAACTCAATCAGCAGCAGTTAGGAGAGGTGCTTTCAGTAATGGTTTCAGTAATGGATTTGATGTAGGTCAGATATAAACATATAAATATATAAATATATACAACGATGTCTCAATTAAATAAAACACAATTAGAGCAAGTAAACCAAACTAACTTCCCTAATAATACCGTACAATTTATTACTCCGGCAAAGCTGAGAGAAATGAATACTGATATTATTGACAGTATGGTTGATGAAATCAGTTATAATGTAGATTCTGCTTCATTCTCATCTTCAATTGATAACTTACAAGACCAAATCAATACGTTGGTTGTAAGTGGTAGTGGTATTTTCATACAAAACGAAGGTACACTATTAGGTATTGCAACTGATTTGGATTTTGTTGGAGATGCAGTGAATACAACCTTAATGGGTTCATCTGCAAAGATTAGTATTCAAGCAGTAACAACTTCTTCATTCAATCAGTACACTCAATCAAATGATAGTAAAGTAAATTCATTGATAAGTAAAACTGGTTCATTTGCTACAACTGGTTCAAATACATTTGTTGGAAGCCAAATTGTAAATGGTTCAATAACTGCATCAGTTGGTTTGAAAGTTACCGAAATTACAAATAATGGAACACCGATATCAATAGAAAGTGATACAAATGTAAATGGTGACCTTGCAATTGCGGACATACTATATGTAAATCATATTGAAGAAGAATCTAATAATGCTGGTATAATATACAAAGCAGGTACACCTGGTCATATGTTTACAGGTAGTATTAACGTTTCTGGTTCTTTAAAAGTAAATAATTCATTTACAGCTTCTTTAAGAGAAGGATATGCGTGGATTGGTGGTGTAGGTAACGTTTCTAATTTAGTTGCTACATCTTCGTTTATTGCAATTGGTACATCAGGTACTTCTGGTAAAGATGGTACATCTGGTACAGCCGGCTCATCAGGTACATCTGGAGTGAGCGGTACATCTGGTATTTCTGGAAGTTCAGGCACATCCGGTGAAAGTGGCACATCAGGTACTTCAGGAAGTAGTGGTGTAAGTGGCACATCAGGTAGTTCTGGAAGTAGTGGTACTTCGGGTTCTTCTGGTGTAAGTGGCAGTTCTGGTACATCTGGAGTGAGTGGCACATCTGGAAGT